TTTGTTCCTTTTCGCTTTGCTTGTGTCGTTGCCGCATACTCCGCAGATGACAGGGCTTTGATCGCTTTTTCTGGTAGATATCTTTCTCCAGTAACGCTTGACTTCTTCCCAGACTTCGTTCGCCATTTTTGTTTACCCCAATCTTTTAAACTTTTTTGTGATTTAGCTAAGGGCATCTATAAGTGTTCCATTCCAATGTCTTCTAATTGCATCAAGTTTATCTTCAGCTCCTGCTATCTTTTCTAATAGTTTATCTATCTCCTCCAGGTGTTGGGGATGTTCCCCAATACCCACAGGATTTGACAAATAAATATTTACAGTAGCCTTTGCCTCAGCTATTTGAGCCTCATACTTTTTGCTAAGAGCTTGGAGTATTTCTTGTTGGTGCATTTATAATATAATTACAAGTGCTAATACAATTACAGCAATACCTAGAATTTTTTCTTTTCTAGAACTGTCTTTAATCATACCCCAAACATTTTTTATCTTATCCATGAGTACTCCTATTTCTTTTTCTTTTTCATTTTAAGCATCATAAAATCTTTTTTAGAAATTTTACCATCCTTGTTTGCGTCTATTTTGCTCTGCTTACCTTTAAGTTTTTTAGCCGCTTTAGGCTTATTCTTTTTAGCAGCAGGCACTTTCATTGCATATCCTGGCATTACTTATATCCTCCTCCAGCTTTTTTATAGGCCTTGGCCAATGCTTGCGCCTTCCTAGCACTCCATTGTCCCGCGCCCGTTCCATGTGAAGCTTGTGCTTTAATACGATTAAAGATTCGCTTCCTTAATCCAGGCTTAGTATAATTACCAGCTTGGTTAACTTTTGATTTACTTTTTGCTTTTGCCTTTGCCATTTTTCAATAGTCCTTTCAATACTTTAGATTGACCAGCATGAGCTCTTGATGCTTTGTTTAACATCTTAGAAACTTTTTTAATTTTATTTTTAGCCGCTTGTTTCATTAACCTCTCCTTACTGTAGCGTTTATAATACCTTCAACATTAGATGTCATATCTGCTGCTGCATCCATGCCCATCTGTGCTTCTTTTAGTTTACGATCTTGATCTTTGTTTTCATCATCAATCATTAATTTGCTTTCTTGTAAGTCCATCTTATCTTCATGTACTTTCATATCGTTCATTAATTTTTGTGCACGTAAAGCTAAATCTTTTCTTTGTATATCTAACTGTTCTTCAGCTGGAGTTTTGTTTTCACCAGCCATAATTTTTTGTTTCTCTTCATCAAACTGATTTACTTTGTCAGCAGCCTGTGCAGCCATTAGTGCAATTTGATTTTCCATTTCTGGCGGCATCTGTTGTCCAGACATAATCATTTGTTGTGCTTGTGGATTCTGAATCATCTGTGCCATTTCTTGCTGATACTTAAGTGCTAAGTGATCTTGAATATGTGAAGCTAATAACTGTTGTACTTGTGGATTAGTTTTGTACGCAGGGTTCTGCAAGAACATACCATGTGTGACAATGTGCGCATCATGATTTTGATCTGGTCTTGGTCTTAAAGGTGCCCCCTTTAATGACGCCATATTCTCTGATATAGGATCAGCAGTAAATGGTTGTTGTGATTGTTTTAAATATCTTTGTGGTTCCTCCACGCCCATCGCTGCAAACAGTTCCATACCTATTGCTTCCATATTGTAAGCAGCTGGGTTCTGTTGAGCGATAGACATGATGGCATTTATTTTCGCAATCCTGTGTGCTTCTGTTGGCATGTTAGGATCGGATACAGGAATGACGTCTATACTTTTTAGGTTGAAATCTTTCCTGAATACTTGCTGTGCTCCGCCCGCCACTTCATAGGGATACAAGTCTGGGAGATATTCAAAGTCTAGCCTTGTTAATATTCTCAGATCTTTGGTTTGGGCGGCATGTAGACGTTTATGAACAGCGTTGAACAGCTTTGAAGACTGTTCAAGCAGAGCCATAGTCGTTCCGACTGGCCCATAGTTTGTCGCATTATCTACTATATTATCAGTAGAATCTGCGAATTGAGCTGCGAGTTTAGACGCATAATCCATTAAATTAAATAAAGTTGATGATGGTTCTTTGAATGGAAGAATCTGTAAAGACTTTCCTAAGTCACCTGCAGGTGCATTTACTTCTCTAAACTCACCTGGTGCAATAGGCTCGTCAGGTGCAAGGACACGTAAACCGTGTGCCTTGAAACCACCTGGCAAGTTCGCAAAGGTTCCCGCATCAATTAACTGACGCATAGAGGAAGTAGCTGTTTTAGTTAAACCACCTATTAAGTGTATATAACCATAACCATAAAATCCTAATCCTGGAATCATGTTGTAATGTGTAAAATACATTTTCTTTTTACGTAACATATCATCTGGATCGTAGTTTCTTCTAATAGAAAGAACTACTCCGTCTTGTGTCATGTGTACGATGTAAGGTAGTTTGATACCATTTGGATCTTCATATCCTGGTAAATCTATATTAGTATGTACTTCTAAAATTTCTATATAGTCGTCATTGTTTCCTGGTTTAGATACACCAACGACTTCGTCTTCAACTTCTTGTGCTGCTGTTTGTTCTATATTATAATCAGGATCAACTTCTTCATCTTTAAATATTCCTGCAAGTTGCATCTTCTTAATTTCATTTTTTGATAATAAATATTTATGTGTATATCTTTCTGCAGTTTCTAAATCAGATGCATAGTAATCAATAAAAAAATCTTGAGCTTTAATAAATTCTGTAACTGGTCTTTGTAATGTAGGATTCCAATATGTTTTCTTAAATGCTGTTCCATATAGGGCAACATGAAATAACATTTTATCTAACTCAGGACCATACTCTGGCATTTGCATTTGTGTCTGCCAATTTAAAAATTGTCTTACACGATTTGCTTGTTCCATCTTAGGTTGTGTATTGACGCCCATAATTCTAGTTCTAACTGGGCCTTCAGTTGGAAATAATTCTTTATATGCTTTTGCTTGAAACTTTACAACAGCTTGTGCAAGAACAGGGTGTGTAACTCCAGAAGCTCCAGGGAAAGCACCTGCCCCCTCTTCATATTGTAAACCTAAAAGATTTACACCATCTTCTGCAATTTCATCATACTCTGATCTTGATTCTTTATCTTTTTCGAAACCATCCATTAACTCTTTGGATACACTATCGATATCCTCATCAGTCATCATCTCAGCTAAGTTTGCATCATGCGGCCCAAAAGGCATTGGCATTTCGTCATCCATCATGCCCATTGCTGTAGCTTCGTCTATTTCTTGTTGATCGGTTAAAGTTATTTCTGCACCACCATCTGGTGTTACAGATACGTCATCAGTCGGCATAGTAGCCGATACTTGTGCGTCGTCTTCTAATTGTATTCTTTTTTCAATAGCCATGTATCCCCTTTAGTAGTATGATCTACCTTCCCTATTATAAATCTCTTGTTCCCTTTTGTCAAGCCAAGTATCTGCTCCATTTACAACATACCCACCATTACGCATCCATATCAATGCTTGCGTAACTGTATCTACATAATCATCATGCATCCCTGCGGGGAAAGCTCTAGTCTCATCTATAACTTCCATAGCCCAATCTTTTCGAAAGGGGGCAAATATGCGGCGATTATGAAACAATGAAGTGATTGAATATGCTCTGGCTACTTTATCTTTGTCAGGTTGATACTCGAATATAGGTAAACCTGTTAAACGTAAGTCTTGTATTAAAGATTGACCAGAGGCTTTCTTTTCTATTAGTATAGAATCTGGATCGTGTTGTTTATATTTCTTAACTGCTTTCTCTCTAAGTGTCGGATAATCCCATCTGCCTTTTTCTGCACCTAATAATATTAGATTAGGCATGTCTAATCCTTTTGTAAACACACCCCATGTAGTAACAGCAGAATAATCTGCAGTATTACGTGTAGAGAATGCTGTATCCCAAGATTGTATTACATATTCACACTCAGGTGGGTCTGGACTCTCCCAGTTTTGCCACCAATCTAGTTTAATTATGTTACCTTCTTCTGCAGATGGTGCTTGACTGTACAATGCATCAAATTTAAAGGGTGGTGTGTTGTTTTTTGTACGGATTATCTCCTCTGTTGACCAGTGAAAGCCATCTTTTGCGTCAGATTCTGGCCAAAATGACTCACCTAACTGTAATTCTGTGTAATTTTCTGATAAATAGCCCTGTTCTACCAGTTTTTCCCTAGCATCTTCTAGTTTTTCTAGTGATTCTGTAGTATTTAGTGCAGGAATACGCACAACTTCCCATGTATCTGACATAGGAGAGCTATCTTCTAGCGATAATAAGTGTCCAGCTAAGTCTCTTTCATGCCATCGTGTCATAACTATGACAACTTTACCACCAGGCATAAGCCTTGTACGTAAACCAGACGCATACCATTCGTTCAAAGCTTCTCTTCTAGCTTTAGAAAACGCATCTTGCTCTGATATTGGGTCATCTATGATGGCTAAGTGTGCACCAAAACCTGCAATACCAGATCCTGAACCAGCTGCTAAGAAAGATCCTGCATCTTTTCCTTTATGTTGTAGACTCCAGCTGTTTGCAGAACGATTATCTTTACGAATATTTATTTGCGGAAAGATAGATTTGTATTGTGGGGTATTTATAATATCACGTATGGCGCGGCCGAACCTTGTTGCTAGATCATCACTGTGTGATACAGCTATCTCTTGCCAGTATGGATTCTTACCAAGTGCCCATGCAGGAAAGTATGTAGATGTAATTAAAGATTTACTAGAACGGGGGGCAACAAACACCATGAGTCTATCTGACTCACCACTTGCGATCTTCATCAGTTGATCACAAAGTAATCTGTGATGCGGCCCAACACTAAAGGATGGATTCATTAGCATAACAAATGCTAATAGATCATCTCTTGCCTGTTGTATTGCTACTCTTGTAGCAGCGTTTCTATCTTCAGTCGTTAATGACATATACTTCATCTCCCCATATCACAAGTTGCGTAAAGGCGTCTTGTGGTGGATTCTCTGGATCGTATATATCTAAGTTTGGATGCAATACCATGTTGACGTCTCCTGTTACGTTTATTGTTGCCATTAAAATTTTTTCTCGAATTTAATTCCTACTTTATCTTTACCTACATCTACAGAAAAACCAGCATTTTTTATTTTGTTAGTTATGTTTTTTACTTTAGTATAACCTGGTATTTTAGATGCAGCTTTGTCAGCTTTGCCTAAAGCCATGCTTTTAATTTTATTAATAGGATTATCTATCTTATCATTAGTTGTAAAGTTTGACATTATCTACCCCTACTTCCACCGATTGCTTCTGACTGCATTTTTTGACGAAGTTTATTTTTAGTTTTACCTTCTGCTCCTCTATCAAATTGGCCTTCACGTTCTTGTTTCTTTACATCTTTTAATAAAGAATTAAACTTCATACCATCGGCTTTCATTCTTTTCTTTAATTCATTTATTTGAATTTGATATTTATTTCTACTATCGCCTTCAACTGCAGTGCCAACAAGTT